TCATAACAACATCAGGAAAATAAGTTGCTACATAATTGTTGTCAATTGCTCTAGCATTAAAAGAATCAACAGTTTCTTGAACGCTAGGTAATGTTAGTGTATCGTGTATTCTGTTACCTGAATCGTCATATGATGGAATATCCATTAAGTAAATTGCATGACTGTAATCTCTGACAGCATCTGATAGATAATCAGTAACAAAAGGTTCTTTGATTCCAGGAACTGCAACGATATTAACACGCGATGCAAATGGATCAGTAATGATTTTGGCAGCTGTTCTATAAGCACTAATAATATTATTATCTTTTCCACTACCTGGGCTTGAATCTTCATGCAAGTTTTCGTGTGTAAATTCTCCATTTGATAAATTTGCTTTTCCTAAAGCGTCCATAGAGCTAGCTCTGTCATTCATTAATCTGTTATCTTTGTCAAGAATATTTAAGCCATCAAATCCACCATAAAGAATATTTGTAAACTTATTATAATCAATAAATCTATTAAAATATTTTTCAGATCTTGCAGCAGCCAACGTTGCTAATGTTACACGCTGTATTGATCCTACATCATCTGTGATTGTATAATTTTTTGTTTCTAAAATACCGTTTCTAATATAAGCTGCTTCTTTAATATGAAGATCTGCAGATCCTGTGATAGTGCTTGAAATAGAGTCTTCGATTGTTGAGCTAGTTGCAATCTGATTGTAAAAAGCTACCTTTGCTAATGTAAACTTATTATTGTTAAAAGTATCTGCTGCTGAACCGGTGGTTAAACCATCTAATTTTTGTATTCCTAAGAATTTTCCATAACTTTTTACCAATTCACTTTTTGCTGAAGAAGCATTTGGTTGAGTTGTTGCGTTTCCTATTGTACCTGTCAAGGGTAAGGTTTCAGTTTGAACTCCCCAGAAGTATCTTTTGTCTGCTAGTTCTAATCCACCCGGCTGACCGGTAAATGATGGAGAACTATTAATAGCACCTCTAGTTGTTTTAAAGCGCATAGGCACAGGTGGTACAATTGATCCTGTGAGTCCGTAAGTATCGTCACTAGATATAACATATCCTAGCCTGGGTGAATCTGTCCCGGAAATAGAATCTGTTAGATTATCATTTAATTTTGGAACAGGAATTCCTCTAAAACCAAAAGGCAATGAATCTTCAGGTACGATTCTATCTTCAACATTTGCATTCATTACAACCCTAACATATCTTGAGCGATTTGGCCTCTTCCCTCCAATATTTAATCTTCTTTCAGACTCTTGAGCTGCATCAAAGTTATAATAGACTTTAAAGTCGCCTATTTTATTTGCAATATAATTTTCGTCTCTAGGGTCTAATGAGCATTGCGAATATTGCTCCAAAACTTTAATATTTGTATCAGTATCATTATAATCTCTTACTAAAACAGTAAAAGTACCGTATTTATTTTTGGGGTTTGTAGATCTTTTAATATCAGATATTGATACTTTTACGCGAGTATTACCAATTTCACCATCATCAAGAGACTCAAAGTAAAATAAGTCATATTCTTTTGTTCCAAAAGGCTGAGAAATAAAAGGTGTTGTTTTTGCAGTTTGATATCTGGTGTCAAATCTTCCAAATGTGTCTCTAAAATTAATCCCTGCACCGCTATTGTTATCACTACCAGAAACTATACCTACAGTTGGGTTAGATACATGATATGTGACTTTGGCAATTTCTGAAGGAATTTCAAAGTTTGCATATAATAAGTGTTGTTCAGAATGAAAGAGGTCCGGGTTGGTGTTTAAAAACTTTCCTATGTAGTGTTTACTAGAAGGATCCAGTGATGCAGTATAGATTTTTATCCCCGGGGTACCTTCGTCATTTGAAAATGAACTCCCTAAAGCACTCGATAGTACAAGCTTAAAAGTACCTTCATCACTACCACCGTTATAATTTTTGATAGTTGCGCTATCTGTACTGTTACCTGCTGAAAAAGTTTGATTATGATTTAACACATATGCTTGCGAACCGGATGCCATAAATAACATTGCACGTGCAATCTTAATCTCTGACGTTGTATCATATGCATCGCTATCAGTAAAGAGCGGATAGCCTGCAGATTCATTTTCATTAATGTCATGAGCTGCCACTAAAAATTGAACCGATCCTTTGTGACACCTATCTTCCGATGCTGTACCTTTTACAATAAATCCTGCATTTGGAACCGTTCCGTTAGCCTCAGTAGTTTCAATATGTGCAGCAGTAGAAGTCGCACCTGCACCTAAAACTCTTACATAGGTCACAGACGATCTATTTTTAAGCCATTCTCTTACTGCAAATGGACCAAAATAATCTTTTGTTAACGTTCCAAATTTTCTCTCAAAATCAATAAATGATCCAACAGTGACAGGTACGAATGCCGGCCCTTGTGTTGCAGTTCCAATTATGCCTGCAGGGACACCATCAATTTCTACCGCTCTCTGGGTTAAATCAACTTCTCTTTCGAAAAAACCCGGAGACCTAAATGTTTGTTCTGCCATCGATCTCTCCTTTATTACTTGTATAAGTATTCATAATTAGTTTAATTGTCTTAGGTAATTATTCGAATTGACTGTCAATTTCTTTTATAATTTTTCCTGATAATACAGATTCACCTGTTCTAGTGTTTGACGATTTTATCTTTACAATCTCGTTTGTACCTTTTTGAGAAAAAGGATTAGTTATATATTCAGAAATATTTTCTGTTGTTTCTCCTCTCTGCAGAATTAATTCATTTACATTTGTTAAATCTGTTAAAGCATTTTTAATAATTTTATCATTTGTATTTTCTGGTTGATAGTTTGTGACAACGGGTGACGCATTATCATAGTATGAAAAATCAATAAAAGGAGCAGAATAAAAACTTCTTAACTGGTTTGGATTACCCGGTAATCCTGGATTAATTAAATAACCAGGAATTGTAATATCAAAAGAATACTTAATTATTCTTTCATCATCTGTCATACTGTCAAAATTATTTTCAAAATTTAAATTATCACCTAAAAAAGCAACTAGTTCAAATCCTTCTCTTGTTTTAATTGCAAACTCACCACCAGGAACGTCTATATTATTGAATAGATATTCAACCATTTGATTGGCTTGTGACATATATTGTGCCCAAAATACAACATTATAAGTAGAGGTAAAAAAATACGGATAAGGAACTTGAATAATTTCAAATATATTTGTCTCAATATCGCTTTTTAAATTAACTGTTGCGTTTCTAGAAAACTTTAGATTATTTTTTTCTCTTCTTGAAGCAACAGTACCTTCAACTGAATTTAAAGATGTACTAGTGTTTTGAAAATGACTTTTATCGTGTACATTATCTTGATTTTGAATTCCTGCTTTATTTATTAAGTTTTGAAAACTTCTATCTTTTTTTGACAGTCTATACTTTATTGTGTAATTTGGTTGTGCCCTAAAAGATATTGCTGTACCTTTACCTCCTTGGCTAGGGCCAATATCAAAGTTTTGTCTTTGTATACTTATAAGTGGTAAAATGTTTGTGTTGTTTCGATCTCTTACCGGTCTTTTTCTCCTAGTCAAGGCAAATCTTTCACCTGTTGCAAATATAACTGGGACTTTATTTGAAACACCGTTTGAACTAGTTTCAAAATTTAAAACCTTGTCAAATAAATCAAACATCGCGCGGTCAACATCTTCAATACCAATTGATGGAAAGTTAAAATCTTCAGGTACATTATCCCCATTAAACTTTTTAATTATTAATTTTTTTTGTGGATTTTTTTTATTAGACATTAATCATCTCCATAAAATGATGACCCGGCACCGGTGTCATCACCTAAGGGTGAAACTTCCTTAGGCCCTGTAATAGGAGCATCAAGTACTCCGTTTTTTTGTAGATCTCTAACATCAGCAGTTTCACCTAATTTATTTTTCTTAGCCCCTCGTTGTTGAACAAAAGTTTCTTGAATGGCGTCTGCATCAGAATAGTCCTCAGAAGTAGGCCCAAAGACTTTGGCAAGAAACTGTTCTTTGCGGGATTGACGTCCGGTAATTGTTACAAAGCGCTTATGTTCAATTTGGCCAAAAATAGTATTTGTCAAAGGTGCTTTAATAACTTCAAAAAAAGTATTTCCATAAGAAAAGAAGTCACCTTCTAGTATTTCTATTCCCTTATCTAGTAAATCGCGTGATTGTATATAAGCTTCAATTGAATAATATTCTTCTGAACCAAAACGGTTTGTTCTTATTTCTTGTGCGCTATATTGTACTAAACAATCTAATTCAATAGGCGTTTCAAAAACTTTGTCATTGCTTTCTTCGTATACATCGTGAACTTTTGACTTAATTTCTGATATTTGAAACAAATAAATTTTTTGCCCAACAACATCTTTAATAACTTCTTTTGCAATATCGTTAATAAAGTTCATTTCTCTTGGTGTGATAAAAAGTCTAGCCATAATAATTATCCATAAAAAATTGCTTTACCATTTGGTATAGGTATATACTTTAGTTGTTTTTGAATTAATTCTGATCTTGTCGATTGCGTTTCCATTAACTTATCATACGTCATCGACTCCAACATTTCTCTTAATTTTTCTTTAAGTCCATCCCTGTCTGTCCTACCGTTACTAATTAAATCAGAACCGTTTAGAGAGACTTCTGCGTTAGGTACAGGAATACTTCCAAACTTACTCCTAATATAACCTAACTGCTCCATTGAAATGGCTAGAGTATAACTTCTGATCCACTGACGCCCTATACTATTAATTCTATTGTATTTGACATTTCCAAAAGGAAGATTGCTCATATTTGATACGCCGTGCACGGTTGCATCAGTATATGAAGGGGAAAGTGGGTCTGGATATTGTCGAACTCTTAAAAATAGCTTTGTTTCGGTTGTTGGTAGTGGGTATATTCTAAAATTTGTACCATTAATCTTGTAAGAGTAATTTGACCGTCTAACTCTATTGGACAGGTCAAGTTGCCCACCTCTAAGTATATCTTCATATACAGGAAGAATATAAAAGACTGTCTCAGGAGTAAAAGATTCAAAAGAAAATTCATTATTTAAATAATTGATTGCACTAGTAGTGTCAAAAAACCTGTAAGCAGCTTGCGGGTTGTAATGAAAAACTTCTTCAATTTTAATTTTACCTTTTGTGTCATCAAAAAGAAGACCGTTCGCCCCGCTTAATTCAGTATAAATATTATAGTCTTGACGTCCTATTTCTAATTGAATTGAACCTGATAGAGAATTGTATGATCCACCAATTCCTGCTTCCATTGCGTATGGCTCTGCAAATCTTCCTAAAAATTCTAAATTTTCTCTTATGAATTTTTCTTCACTTCCGGTCATGCTCCCAGTGGCGTAACCTAAAAAGTTTACCAGTTGAGACTTGGCTTGGTATTGATTTAATATTGAACTATATTCTAAGGTTGCTTCTTCGAAGTTACCCCAAATTTGTTTTTTTGTAAGTTCTACAGAAAGAATATCGTCACCTAGCTTGCGCTTAACAAAAGTAACGATATTATCAGCATCAGAAATAAATTCTGTTTCGCTATCATATATTCCAAAAGGAGTCGGACTAGATGTATTTTCAAAATTTGCCACGCTTTTACCTCATATCTTTATTTATAACTAGGCTAAAAACTCAACAAATACTTTACTAATAATTTAAATTTATTTTTAATTACAAGCCCATTCTTTGACATGCAGAAATAACTCTTTGAGCGCAATAATCAGCATATTGTGGACATCCGTAGTCTTCACACATTTCTTGAGTCATCATTTGAACTCGCATGGGATCACATCTTCCTGCATGGATACAGCTCATAATGCAATTTTGAATAACCTGTGCTGTAGTTTCATACTCAGGTGAATCTGGATGTGGTGCGCCACCCATTCCCATTTCTGATATCATATTTTTTGCCTCAGCAATAATCATTTTTCTTAATTTGTTTCTGTTGATTTTTTTACTCATATACTCTCCTAAAGCTTCTTTTATATATATATCTTATTTTTTATATTTTCTATCAGACTTAAGTAAATCTTTTTCATGCCCTTTTACACCGTGAGACTCATGAGCTTCTCCTAAGTCATCACTATCTTTTACTTTTTCTAACAAAATGGCAGGAATATCAGTTTCAATTCCACTTTTAGGCCATTCTACGTCATATATTTCGATTATGCCATCTTTGTTTAGGCTATGCCAAAGTACTTTACCTACTTCGCTAATAGCGGAATCCTTCCGCTTAACATGCGTCAGTCATGTATGGCCGATAATATCGTCAGCAGCCTTATCTCTTTTACTAATATGGTCTAATCCGTATGTATAACCTTGCTCTTTACTAGCATATGAAAGTCTGGCTAGCTCCTTCAATATTATACGCCTTAACTGATTTTTTGTTATTTTCATCTTGTAAATTTTTTTTTAAAATAAACTAAGCAATCTTTTATTTGATTAAATAAAATAATTGTATTAAAATATATTAAAAAGAGAACCAAGATAATTTCAAATAACCCGATCTTAATTCTCTTTTTAGGCATTCTTTAGATATATCTAGCAATCTTAGGATTAAACTTTAACAATCCTGCTCTAAGTGCTTTATCCTGGGCAACGACTGCTTTTTGTGGATGATCATGTTTTTCTAACTTAAGTGTCAAACCTTCTACTAGTTTTCTAAGATCAGCAACTTCTTTTAATAATCTTTTATTTTCTTCTTTGAGTACTGCAACTTCTTTTTCAACTAGACTAGTCTTGTCAAGTGTTGCAGGTGATTTTTTAGTTTGTGCCATTTTTTCTCCTTTTGCATAGAATAAGCATATATAAATATATGCAAAACTATTAAAGTTAACAAAATTTTGGAGTATCTAATGAAACCTATAATTATTAAATCTGACAAAATCACAAAAGCACTCTCTATCTTTATCTCAGTCGGTGCAATCACCCTTTTCCCGTTTATCATCTTAAGATCTGATTATGACAATCCTATCACAATAAACCACGAAAAGATACACATAGAGCAGCAACGAGAACTGTTTGTTATTCTTTTCTATGTTCTATATGTTTTCTATTGGGCTAAGGGCAAAGTTCAAGGAATGTCAAACGACGATGCTTATTTTAATATTCCGTTTGAGAAGGAAGCTTATGATAATCACTACAACAAAGACTATTTAAAAACAAGAGAAAAACACGCTTGGAAGAAGTACTTGTAATTAATTATTTTTTTCTCTTTGACGGCGACTAATTTCTTCTGGGGTGGGAGTGTTATCATAAGCGTCTCTAAAGCCTGATAATCTTTTATTTTGCATCCGGTCTTCACCAATACTAAAATCCAAAGCTTTGGATGTGAGTTCTTCCCAGACAGGCGCCATGGATTGAATTCCTCTTTTTCTCCAAGAGCTAGTAGTTCCAAAAGGAAATTTTTCATCATACGATGAACCATAGCCGACCTCGGCATACGCCTCTTCTTCTGTATAACCTTGATCGATGACTAACTCATAAACACCTTCGTCATCAAATAACTCAGAATAACAATCGTCGTCAGGGTCTGTAGTAGCACCAAAAAAGTCCATTTGTTGGTTACCAACGCTAGTTGATTGTTTATAATACACACCGCCTCCGCTTTCGCCAATCTTAGACTTAATAATGTAATTAATAATTGCAGTGTTTCCGCCTTCAAAGTCTGTAGTAATTCCTGCTGGGCTTAGTGGTGCAATAGCTTCACAATAGTAGAAAATTAAGTCAAGCATTAACTCGCCTATTCCTGAGTTTTGAAAATTAATATTTGTGTATATAGAACTAACTGAGTATGTATTGGGAATACATCCGGATTCTTTCCAATGCCTCATCACGCCATCTTCATCTTTCCCTAAATCATCACTATGCTCCTCATTAGGGTTTGATAATTTAATTGGGTGGCCGTGCAATTGGCCGGTCAGCTTTGTCAAAGTCGCTGATGCAACTAACCGATTACCGCTAAATAAGTCAAGAATCGTAACGTCTTGTTGATTCGAATCATATGTTTCTTCGTATTTTAACATTAGATTAGGCATTTCTGCTAATAGTTTGTCATGATCAGTTGTTTCTAACAATATCTTTTTTACGGATTCTTTAATTATCTTTCTTAGCTTTTTCTTTGTTATTTTCATAATATTACTCCTGCCCACAATCCAGCTGTTGCTCTTCTAATTTGCTCATTCATGAGATTTACAGGTATTAACCATTTAAGTGGTAACTCTTCTTTTGGCATATGCGTAATTGTTGCTTCACGTGTTTGTATAACTGTTACTTCTTGTTGTCTAATCCAGCGGACAGATGACTTTTCAGACACACTTGATATATTAATCACGGTCATGTCAGGAGCGTACAGAATCATTTGTACGACAATCTCATGATCATCCACAGTTATGTGGGTTTCAACAGTGTAGTGATTATTTTGATTTGCACATTTTTTGTAGTCACTATTATAATTGCAATTTTTATATGCATATCCTATTGTGTCTTCATCATAAAAACGAACAAGATTATTTAAGGATATTGGTTCTTTTGTACCTCTTTGTGTCAAAGACTTGGCATTCTTCCAGTATGCTGTATTATATCCATAAGCAGATTTTGATCCGATGACTGCTTCAACCTGATTAGAGTATACACGCTTTTGTATAGGTGCGACGTATACGTCAAAGGTTTGTGCCAGTGCCATACTAATTAGCAATATATACATTGTCATAACAACTCCTCTGTTAAATTACTAGTCCCAATCTTCTTCTTCGTCATCTTCGTCAACTCTTTCGACAAAAGGTCTTGGATTGTACATGCTAGCTTTGAATTCCCCTGTTATATCTGTTACTTCTTTGCTGATTTGAATCAGGTCTTGAAGATCTGCGTTAGCTTGTTCGATTGTAATTCTTCCTAGCTCTTCGTTCGGAGCGTAAATCATAACCTCAATTGATTTATACGCTGCCTGAATAGGTAGTAGTTCATAAGGTTGCCTACTTTTCATAAACCATCTACTGCTATAAACATCGATGCAAAACTGCTTAAATAACTCTCTGTCATTTTTAAAGAAGATGTACCAGTTTAGCAGCGAAGTGCTTTCTAAGATTTGTTTATAGAGACCGGCCATTCCTTCATCGATATCTTTTTTCTGTGCTTCTGAAGAATTTTTTGTCATGACCTCAATTGTTTTCAGTCTGATATCTTCATAAAAATCTATTAATTCAAAAGGTCTGATGTTATTCTCGAGACCGGTTACTGGCGTGATATCGTCTCTAAGTTTGGTAAAATAAGAAGATGATGCTCGAATAAAAGAAGCTCTTTCATTTGAACCAATATCTTCTAACATATCCATAACTCGATATGCATACTTTAGTTTGTCTTCATATTTAGAGATAAACTCCATGTCGAACACTATCGACATCGGCTTGAATCTAGGAAAATAATTTACATCGTCTCTCGAGGAAAAATAAGAAATACACACTTTTTTAGCATTATATATTGCCTCAGCTTTTGCAAACATCAAAGCAGTGTATTCTTGCGCCATTTTAGATTCCGGTCTTTCTTTGATTATGCGATATGCATCTCTAGGGCCTCTATTTGTCATATCAATAAAATACTTAACTTTTTTAATTGAGTTTATTACATTTTCAGGTATTTGAACACCTTTTCTTGTCAGGTCTTTAATCGCAGATATTTCTGGAACAAATGGGTTAAAATGCTCTTCGGTTAACATGTCATAATTAGATGCAGCGCTTAGTGAATTTTCCTTGTACATTTCTACACGTTTACTTATATAGCCTTCTATTACCTCTGTGGGTACTAGCTTGTTCTTTTTAGTCAATATTTCATCGAGCTTTAAAAAATTATTAACTACAAGATTTCTATCCCTTATTGATGTATATTTCATTTTTACTTCACGAGGACCATAAATTGATTCGAAAAGTTGATCTTGTAATGATGCAAACCTAGGGGTATTATAGACTTGACTAAACGCTAGTGCAATTGTAGGTTTGTCAGTATTGTATGAGTTATTTAGCCCTTCGTTAAATCTTTTAGAAAAACCTAGATCAAAATCAGATAATTGCGAGTTTAAGCTTATATCCCAGTTTTCATAAGATTCAATTAATTCAAAAGGAATAAGATTAAACATCTTTAAATAGTTTTCTACACTTATTCCACGCATATTTCTCTTGGCAAATAACTCATAATTTATACGGCTGTCAGCATGATCATATGCGACACCTGATTCATTTGACAAATAAGGCTTGCAATAGTCATAAAAATTATCATCTAAAAGTTTTTGCAAATGAATTCTATTATTTTCTTGTAGCAGCCATGCAACGATCTGATTTTTAAAGTCGTCAGAAGGGGTCATATGTACATCCATATAGAGACCAACAACTATCGTTTCCCATTCACCTGCCTTGTATGCGTCAGATTCCATTAAAACACTGTCTCTGTTGAGTATGCAGTATTTAAGCATTATAAGTTCGAGTATGTTTTGACTTAACTCGGTGCCTACAAGTGTGTCTAAAACAAACTCGGCCCGCGCGTTAGGATCACCGATATTGTAGAAATATTGCTCAAATATTCGTTTATTTCTTCCTATCGCTCTTGCTAGTTTTCCTTGTTGTCGTCGAGTCTCTCTTTTAGCTGATTCAGCTGGGTTAGCAGAGTTTCCTGATGGTAATCCTTGTCCTCTATTAAAGTATTCCTTAATATAGGCTATAATTTTTTCTGATACTTCTTTTCCTAACCTTCTAGCCAAGTTATTATAAGTTACACCTTCTTGATCTCCCCAAACGCTTAATTCTGCGTTACCACTAGGTATGTATATGTTATTTCCTTTAAAGCCAATAGAAACATAATTATGGGGGCTAGTGGCGTAGTCATACCCGTACCCACCTAAGCTGTCGTAGTTTTGATCTTTGGCTACATAAAATAAAGTATTACCCATATTAGTATATGTTAACCAAGCATCGCTATTAACAGTGCACCACTCTTGTACACCAATAGCTTTTCCGCCTTCTAAATTAATTGGTAAAAGTATTTGCCAGCCATCGATAATTTGCAAAAGCTTAAGTCCCGGTCTCACTTCATGTTCTAATGATATGCTGTCATCATCTTCTTCTGCTATTTCTCTATCTAATAATTCAGCTTTATAATCTTCTGTTACTGATGCATCTATACGAATTAGGTTGTCATAAAGTGACGAGTTTTTTGCAAAAAATTTGGCATCTAAGTCGTCAATAATTTGAACCATTCGTAAATATTCTTTGATTCCTTGCACATCTTTGTCGTTGTTTGACATTGCTTGACTATTAGAATATTTTTCATGCATAAGCACCATAAATATAATTTCACCATGGCGAATCAAGTGATCTGTTGTAAAATCACGTGACAAAGAATAGTCTGCAAGTAATGCGTCAAGAAGAGGTAAATATTTATTTTTGTTTTTTATTTCATTTATCGAATCGACATACCCTTGTGTATCTAATTTAGGGTATTTGCTAATTAAGGCTTGCTGTGCAGATTCAACTAATAAATGCTCAAAAAGTAGTTTTCTTAAACTTAGTCTATTTAATAACATTACTATCCTATCTGTTTTAATTTAAAAAGGCCAGAACATCGTCCTAGCCTTAATTATCTTACAGAATCTATAGTTTCTATATTACTTTGTTTGAACAAACTTATATAGTTTTTCAGCCTCAGCAATAATTTCTTCTGTTGTCGGTGGAACAGGCCACGTCACTGTTTTTGCATCGATCAAGTTCCTATCACATAGATATCGAAGCCTTTCATACTCTTGATGATATCTATGTGATAAAATTCCTTCTGCTTGACCTAGCAAGCCTGCTCTAAGTTCAAATGGTTTACTACTCATGTTTGCTCCTTTGTGTGTGTAATGTGTAGTTGTGCGATATGCACAGTATTATTATACAAAGAAAAAACTTATGTAAAAATGCAACGCCTAAAAAAATAGTTTATAATATAATAAAACAATACAGGAGTTAACAATGAAAAATATAATCAATCTAATAACAGCTTTAATTAAAATCTGCAAAAGAAATAAGTTAGCTGTCAACCAAGTAGTTGACTTAAATATATACGGCTATAATACACAAATAAAAATTGTAGCATCAGACTTTAATTCTAGATGCTACAAAGTTCAATGGTTAGATGATAAAAGAATTTCTTTTCAAACAAAAGATTTTATCAATAAGTTTATTGTTACTTAAAGATCATCATAATCAAAACGATATCCAGGCTGTTGGGATGGTGTCGTACCTAGCGCTCGATCGTAAGGCGAACTACCTAGTGTATCAGAACGGTATTTGTTTTCAATAGCACGAATTCTATCTGCAACCCTACTATCTTGCCTTGCTAATTCTCTAACCGCTTCTTCAGGTGACATACCTTGTGTAACCATTTCACCAGCTTGCGCCATCATTTGTTTTAATTCAGGATCATTTTCGATTAATTCCTCAATTTCTGCGTATTCTCCGATCTTTAATTTTCTTAAAATCTTATCAGCTGCTGAAACGGTTGCAAAACCTACTGCACCTATCATTACCATTAAAGGTAACCCAGCAATCATACCAATTTCATTTAATTGTCTTTTATTTTTAGAGCTATAACTTAACTCTTCCATAATCATTCTTCTCAGTCTTTTTCTACTTATTTTCATTTTTATATTCCTTTTAAAATAAAAAAGGGAGCGAATAAAATACCCGCCCCCCCCAATTAATACGGGTTGTTATCTAATTAGATTAGATTACATCCATACCTAAACAAGTTACTGTACCGTAGAAGTCTGCACGAACCATTTTCTTACCGTAACGGGTCATTACACCTTTACGTGGTGTGAAGTCTTCTGGTGCGAAGATTGTTGGAGTTACGATTAACGGAACATATGGAGCATAGACGTATCCACTCTCAAGATATGAACCACCTTTGTAACCTACCAAGATCTTGTTGCGTGGGAAGTATGGGTCTTTGTATACCGTAAAACGATTTGAAAGAGAACCAATTGCCTCAGCACCAATTCCGCTAATAGCAGCTTGACCTTGACCGTCAATCTTAATAGAAGGCTTGTAGAGTACAGAAGCTTCGAAGATTGTAGCAACTTCAGGTGAAACCACGATAAAGTTAGCAGAACCACGAAGAGTCTTTCTGTGAATCTCGTTAGCTACGTCGATGATGGTTTCAACCAGAGTCTCATACCATTCACGAACTGTACCAGTGAAAGTAGGCGATGTAAGTGAACCAGCACTTGTTTGATCAACACCTGTACGTTTATTAACAAAACGACCTGGACGACGATCCCAATAGAAGTTAGCACCTTGTGCTTCAACCAAGAGGTCATTCAAGATTTCACGATCGATTTCCAATGCAATCTGCTCAGAAAGAATTTGAGTCAATTCAACTTCAGCATCCATTGAGTGATATGCATTAAGATCTTGTGCGAGTTCTGGTGACCAACGAGCTCTCAACTTACGAGTTGTAGCTGTTACTGCAATAGACTCAATCTTGATATCGATTTCAGGGATAATAGGCTCCGGAGTTGTATCAAAGTCAGACTCAAATGAAGGAATAACTAACGTTCCACCTGTACCACCAGCTGTGCCAACTGTATCAGCTTTAGCAAACGAACCAGAAAGTGTTGCGCCTAACAAATTACCGGCACCTGCACCAGCAGCTAATGTACCTTTACAAATAACAAGTAATGCAGCGTTATTACCTGCGTTGGCAGAACCTACTTCAATAAACGGGTTAGGAGTGAATACTTCTGTAGATGTATTAAACGTTCCTAATTGATTAAGACGTCTAATATTAAGAATATTGTTACCGCCTTGATAAGTTGAACCAGGAGCTGACAAACCACTTGTACTACTACCGTTACTTGTATGCAAAGCAAAAGACTTAACGTCAGTTGTATCCATTCCGTTAAAGAAACCAGTATCAGCATCAAGTACTAAAGCTGTAAAAGCTTCACCGTCTGAATCAATGGCAGTTGTAATTTGTGGGTCAAATTGTAACAATTTACCGTCTGCACCAGAAGCTACCAATACGTTACCAGCTGTATAAGACTGAGCAGCTGCTCCACCAAATGCACCAGAAGCTAAGAGTGTTGGTGTTACAGATGAACTGTGGATCTTAGTAAAAGAAGTTCCAACTAAGTCATATTGACCACCAACAGCATCAGAACCGGTACGAACACTAGCACCAGCTGGGTTGTTGTAAATTGAGTCGCCTCTATTATAAGTTACATTGGTACCCAAACCTGTAGAAGCAGATGTATCACCACCAACGTCAGATCCATAAGTATAGTCTAAGTAAAACAAAAGACCTGATGGTAATGACATAGGTTGGATTGAAACTAATTCATTAGCAACCAAACCACCAAATACACGACGTACAATTGGGAATGCAATGTTAGAAAAACCGTCAATTTGACCGCTATCTGCACCTGATGATCCTAAAGTGTTTGCTTCGCGAAGAACTTGTGCAGCTTGGTTTTCCATTAAGCGTGCCATGTTCTCACGGTTATGACCCTCAAGACCTCTTAAAAGTCCAGTACGAGTCCATTTTTCTTGAATACGAGAAGCTTCTTGACCAACATGTCGATCGCGAATACCTTCTGTTAATTGATTTAAAGTGAATGATCTACTCATTTTTTTCTCCTTTTTGAAAATTGTAGTTCTTATTTATTTATAAACCGGCCAAACGTTGCCATCGACCTAACTCAGAGTTAGTAGATGTTGCGCTTGACTGTGAAGAAGTGGTTGCACGAGAAGAACTTCCAAGAACACGTGATTCTGAAATTGTTTTTCTGCTTCCACGACTAAACGTTTCAGTTAATGACTTATACAAAGATTTTGCTTCAGTCAAAGATTTTGCCGCATCTAAAGCCTTGATAACAGACTTTTTCTGTGATTCGTTAAGGCTTTTGTTCTGCAACAACTTGTTGACATACAAAAGTTTTGCATTAAATAAATTGAGATCTTCCAACTGTTCACGGAGAGAGTTAACAGCTCCTCTGTATTTATTCAGTTTCTCAGTCTGAGCTCGATTTTGACGTCTCAGTTGGCGTACTGCCTCGTTAAGTTTGTTGATTTGAGGAGGATTAACAAAAGGATCTTTTCCATAGCTTCCTCCACCAAATGCACCATTAACACCTGCTTTTGACTTTCCTTTTCCACCAAATGCACCATCTACTCCTGCTTTACCGCCACCGCGGCCTCCAAAGTGATGATCCATTTTTCCTTCCCGGACTAGTCTTTTAATTCTATTAATTTCTTGACGTAACACACGTGCGTCAACTTCGAAAACTTCATTAAGATCTTCGCCTTCTTCGCCTTCTGCACCCATACCTGAAAGATCAAATTCCATTTCTTCATCTTCCATTTCTTCGCCTTCTGCGCCTGGTTCAGCCATATCTGCACCGCCTGCGCCAAGATCCAAGTCTAAATCGTCAATTAAGTCTTGAATAGCAGCAGATACTTCATCCCGGGAAAGCATATCGCCTTCACCACCTTCCATGTCTTCCATGTCTTCCATGTCTTCCATGTCTTCGCCTTCGTCTTCTTCGGGGGCTTCTTCTTCATCTTGCTCAAGAAGATGTGCAAACTCTTCATAAAGCTCACTGAGCTCTTCGTCAATGTCACCTTCTCCTACATCTTCCATTTCTTGGAAGTCTTCTTCTTCAAGATCTATAGCTTCCCTAAGAGCTCTAAGATCAACTTCATAATATTTTCTAGACATTCTTTCTCCTTTCTTTGTCTTAGATGAACGCTTAGCATTCCTTAATTTACTTGTCTTAGACTCATTTAGAGAATCTAAAGCATCTACACCAATTAAATTAACTAAAGATGCTAATGCACCCTCGTCAAGATAAACCTCTTCATTTAAATCGCCTTCTTTATCATCTTCATCATGATCATGATCACCTTCTGATAATGATTTTCCACATTGTTCGCACATTTTATCATCGCCTTCAAGAAGCTGCTCTTCAATAAATTCACGAATCTGCGGTGTTACTGATTCCAAAATAGCTTTTTTTGCATTTTCTTCAGCGACTTCTTTAAGTTTTTTAGCATCGGCGATTGCTTCTTCAAATAATTTGCTCATATTTTTTCCTTATATAAGACGATAACATTATCGTTTGAAATAAATATTTGTTCAGTTATTAACTATCATAAAAATTTAAATTTATCTCATTTATTATTTTATTTATTTTATTTATTCTTTTTGTATGTCGATTCAAAGAGAGCTCGTATTTATCGATCATGTCATTAAGCGTCCAAACATTATCATCGAACTCATTATGTCTAGGTAGATTAGATCGACTAGTACCGTATTGCGTGGCTATCATATCTTTTCTAGGGCTATTATATATTTTTGGATAGCTATTTGCATTAAAACTAGTTTTTGTAACTTTGTTGCCTTTTGCACCGCGATAAGTTAAATTAGGCGTTAACCCTACAGTCGCTGTATTAGTGTGTACGGCCTTCTCTGTTAACGCTGAAACCATTGGATAAGCATAACCTATGTTATCATATGATGTGTTTTGCGGATTTCTACTAGCAGTATCTGTAGGTACAATAGCTTTGCTTATTGCTATTTTTGACCCAATATCGGCTTCATCAATATCTTCTAGTTCTGATTCATCTTCAAATTCAGCATCTAACTGAAGAGGGTCTCCTACAGAATGAGTACTCCCACGATGTCCATTTTTAAGACTGTCATATGCACTAAAACCTCCGATAGGTCCAAAAAATATTTCATATAAATTACTATGCTTTCCCATCTGAACCTTGATAAGACCTGCCTGATATATAGCTACCTAGAGTCCCTTGCTTAGAGATTTCAGCGGATGTTTGAGATGGTGACACTAAACCTCCCATCCCAGTTCCAAACTCTACATTATAATCTTGATTTGGCAACTCCCCTTCATAAACTGGTTGATCAGCAGCATTAACACTACCTGGGCCTGGAGATGCCAAATTAGGGACATATGGTGAAGCCGGTAATCCACCGCCTCCTGTTTCTACATCTTCTAAATTTGGAACAGGATTTTGAGTTGTTCCTTTAAAATCTCTGTCGTATGAATTAATCCCATGGCCGTTAAGAACTATTCCATCTAACGCTAATTCTTGGTATAGTTTTTTTCTTTCTTCGTCTGTTACTACTCCTAAATGTATAGGTGAATTAGGAAAGGCTGCTTTAATATTAACATCGTTTCTTGTTCCTTTTGCTTTTGGAACAACTAAGTTTGCATTTACAATTGTATGTCTTTGTTCAGCCATATTATTTACCTACCTTCTTAGACAGTCTTTTAATCATGACTTTTTTCATTTCTTTCAAGACATTAAAATTTCTTGACTCTTTTGATTCTTTCTCTTTAAGTTTTTTTAAAAGTCTTAACTCTTTAAGCAATTTTTGCTTTTGTTGAAGTGCTGACTCTTTTAACTCTTTATTTATTCTTTGTTTTTCTTCATTAATCATTTTTTTGATTAACCCAGGTGTTAATTTAACAACTTTTTTCATCTCGATGGCCTCCGATTAACTTAAATAATTATTTGGTAAAAATATATTTTTAAAAATTATTTTCTAATTGAGGGCGCAAACGCCAAATTAGCCCATTTTGATGATGCTTCTCCAAACAAAGACTCTGGTGATTGTTGATCTACAATTTTTGCAGCCTGATCACCGCCTGACATTATACTAGGACCAGAAGGTCTGGATCCTTCCTTTTGTTCTTGTAATGTTGTCATTGCAGTATCTGCTAAAATATCTGCCATTATCGGATCATTAGTAATTTTGTTTGCTCTTTTTTTAGCTTTTTCACTTACACTAAAAGATTGATTAGCATTATCAATTCCCATTGTTATGCTATCCAAATAAGATGATCTTTTTGCAGAGTTTCCTTTCACCCTAGAAGTTGTCTGCGTAGGCATACTAATATTTCGTTCAACTAAATTTCTATTTTTAGTCTCATTTTTTTCATAAGCTTCGTGGAGTGCTCCTTTAAGTTCTCTTTTTTCACTTAAAGTTGATTGATTATTTCCTACTAAACCTTCTGCCAAAATTTCTATTAGACACTCTTTAACAATTCCTTTTAGTGCTTTTTTTGTTTTGTTGTTCATTACCACCTCAAGATTTCATTAAACATTCTATCTATTTTATCTGTTTGGTTAAAAATTTTATCTAATTCTCTTCTCTTAATCTTATGCTCTTTTAACATAAAAGCTCCTGGTGTTGATGGTTCAGATACCATATCAAAACAAATTAATTGAAAATCATCTTGAACATATTGATGACCGTCTTTTGACACAGTAGAGCCTACGCCTCTAGAAGATATTCCTAGGGTCACACCGCTCTCAATTAAAGACTGAATAATTTTTCCGCTAGGGGTATCTAATATTTCAATTCTTCCATACACATCATCACCTTTCATATATGCTTCTCTTACAATATGCGAAGCATTTTTAAGTTCAATAACAGATGAGTCAGGATGATCACATTCTCCTAATGCCCTATTTTCTCTAATAAGCTTTTGATAGTTCATAATTTCTCTTTCAAGTATAGTTCTAGGATATACCCTACCATTTTGATTGAGTGTATTTGCCCTTTGAATGATTCCTGATAACATAATTTTTCCATTATATTTTGATCTAGACTCTTTAATTATTTCTTTAGAGCACGTAATAGGTGTCCAATCTCTTAAAACTTTTAAATCTACTGACATTTTATAACTCCTTTTCTATTTCATTAATCATTTTTGTTAGTGTTAAAAACTTAATAATAGAACTGTCATTAACATCTGTGTGTGAAAGTTCATTAATTTTATTTTTAACACTATCTACTTTTGAAAGCAAATATTTGTTTTCTGACATGTCTTCAAATCTCTCTAAGATAGCTAGCGACTCTTTCTTTTTTTGCAAGAAAAAGTTATTAAGATCTGTCTTTTTCTTGGAAGATAAAAAAACATAGTTTTCAATTATAGTTTTTTGATCTTTGTTTAGTTCTTCACCATACTTTTTATTAAACTTTTCATTAAGAATTTTTAATACTAGCTTATCAGAATGAGATGCATTAATATTTTTATTTTCTACAAATAAATTACTTTTTTCTTTAAGTAAAAGCTCACCTAATCGAGTTTCAAAATCAACTAATTTTTTTATGTCTTTGTCTTCTTTTCTCCATTCGTTTAGTGTCATTTGCACCAACCCTAACTCTCTATAATTAGAGATATTTTTATAGAAAAAGTCTTTTCCAATAGTATAGTTTATTTCTCTCAATAAGGAAGATTTTTCTTTTTTTAACTTATCATGATCAAGTTTTTTTGCAGCAATTTTTGCTTCATTTAAAATAGATGCAACTGTGTGTGTATTAGTTATTGTTGAGTTTGCCAAAGCATTAAACAGTCTAAACTCCTTATAAAGTTCTGTACCTTTTTTAAAGTTTTTTTCAATTATCTTTGTTGCTTTTTTTGCTTGACTTTTGTTGCCTTCAATTAAGGAAGTAGCTATATGATTAAGTAATAATTCATAAACTATACCAATGTTTCTCTTTTTGTTGTGCTTGTTAATCGTCATTTTTACTTTTTCCATCCTCTTCTGATGAATTATTCTCAGAAATTAAAATTGAATTTGAACTAGCTGTTCTTCCATAAGTATTATCAAATCTTTGTAATGTCGACTTAATTGTGTCATTCAATGATGCATTTATAGAAATTTGTTCGTCTAAATATTGATCGATATTAAAATCTTCCTCGGAAAGCAAATCTTTACTCGAAGGAATTTTTGGTGATTTAGATAAGTTTTTAATACTGTTATCATAAGCTAGCTTTTGCATACCTGCATTGGCAAGATCATCTCTTTTTCTAGCTTTAAGAGACGAATTAGTACCTGTTGTATTAAATTTTTTATTTGAACGTTCAATGTTGTCTTCTTTTTTATCGTCATCATCATCAATATTTTCTAAACTTAATTCAATTAATTTTTGAACTCTTATAGGGTATGTATCATCTTCGACACTTTGTTGTTCTGATAGTGCACCTAAGTCAATACCACCTGCACCTAATTCAACATTACCACCATCAAATTGGGGCGGCGCTGCCATAGGGTTTTCTGGCCCATCAGGTTGTACGATTTGTGTTGCTTCAATCTCTAAGTCGTTAATTTTATCACTTCTTAAGCCATGTGCAATCGATTCAATTTCTTCATCAGAAAGTCTTAGAATATTTTTTTGTACCCATGTCCTATCTACCAACCCAGCAGTTTGCAAGGCTTTTGCTGCAGTATCAAATCTACCACCATAAAGTTCTAATTTTTGTTGCTGAGCAATTGTTGATGGGTTTGAAAGCATTAATTTAAAGTCTAAAAGATCTTCATCGCTAAAGCCATTACAATACAAATGTACAATTGCAATTTTATTCATTTCGGAAAGGACTGTTCTCTGTATTCTCGCAATTGTCCTACTAAATCGAATATCTTCTTGTGAAAGTGTTGCTTTTGCACCTAAACCTTCATCATAACCTAGGTATGCCTTAGGAATTTTAAGAGCTGCGAATAGCTTTTTCTGAATATATTCTACGTCTTGCGTTTCTCCCGCGATGGTGTCTCCTGCGATCGGATCGATTTTTGTTCCACTATCACCGCCTCTAACTGGAATAAAATAGTCTTCGTCGACTGATAAAGGATTGTATCTTAGGTCGACTCTTCCTGTCTGCTTATCAACAATTGATGATCTTTTTAACGATGATTGTGCTTGCTCCATATAATTTGCAACTTCTTCAGGAGGAACGTTTCCAACGTCAATATAGAAAACTTTTCTACCT